TCATCCATTGTGTCTGACACAGCATTTGTTGTGCTGGCTACTCAAACTCTAGGAGATGTTACTGGATCTTTAGAAGTATCTCCCAAAATCTATGTCACAGGTTGGCACGGTTCTGTCACAAGAATTGGTATCTTTGATGAACAAAATGGTATTTTTTGGGAACACGACGGACAAGAATTGTATGCAGTGGTTAGAAATTCAACCACACAATTGGCCGGACTTGGTACTATCAATGCTGACTCAAACACATTGACCGGAACTAGCACTAGATTCCAGGATCAGCTCAAGGTAGGAGACGATATTGTTATCAGGGGTATGACGCATACTGTGACATCAATTGCCAGCCAAACCTCACTCACTGTGGCTCCAGATTTTAGAGGTGCTACCAACGTGTCGGGTGTTCGCATGTGTATAGTGAGAGACACAAGAATACCTCGCAGTCAGTTCAATAGAGACACCTTGGATGGCAATGGCGACAGTGGATTCAATTTGGATCTTAACAAGATGCAGATGATGGGTATTCAGTATACCTGGTACGGTGCAGGTTTTATTGATTTCATGGTTCGCGGAGTCGATGGAAACTTTGTAATAGCGCATAGAATCAAAAACAACAACGTAAACAATGAAGCATACATGCGCTCAGGTAACTTGCCAGCAAGATACACTGTTATCAATGAAGGCTTTGTTTCTCGCTTGACCAGTGGAATTTCAAGCACAGACACCTCATTGACATTGGCAGATGCATCTCGTTATCCTACAAGTGGTGTGATTTATGTTGACAACGAAATAATTTCTTTCTCGGGACGAACAGGCAACACACTAACAGGACTAACTCGAGCAGCCACACTGACACAATTTTCAGGTGGATCACAACGCAATTTCACAGCAGGCGCGGCCGCAAGCCACAGTACCAATGCTGGAGTGTTGTTGCTGAGTGTCACATGCAGCCCCACTCTGAGTCACTGGGGTAGTGCAGTGATCATGGACGGAAAGTTTGACAGCGATCGCGGATATATCTTCAACTATCAAAAATTAAATATCAGCGCCAATACCACCAACCAGACTGTGTTTATGATACGATTGGCTCCCAGTGTGAGCAATGCTATTGTGGGAGACCTGGGTGCAAGGGATCTATTGAATCGTTCTCAGTTGCTATTGGAACAGATTGAAATAACCACAGCCAGCGCAACACCTATTGTGGTGGAAGCTGTGTTGAACCCACAAAATTATCCTGTGATTCCAACCAACGTGACTTGGACAGCACTGACTCCGCTGAGCCAAGGCGGCCAACCAAGTTTGGCACAGGTGTCAACAGCAGTTACATGGCCATCTGGGTCATTTGCCCTGCCAGGCGAGCAGGTATTTTCGTTTGTGTCTGCTGGTTCAGATACCAAGGTGTTGGATCTAGGCAAACTCAAAGAACTCACTGCAACCACCATTGGTGGCCGAGGTGCATTTCCAAATGGTCCAGACGTGCTGGCAATCAATATTCGTACAGTGACAAGCAGTGCAACAGCGCAGGTTGTGCTACGCTGGAGCGAAACACAGGCCTAATTGGTGTAGGCATAATTAACATTATGTCTACACTTAAAGAACTCACTAAAGAAAATCATCGCCTGGCCGAACGCTCGGCTTTTGTTGGGGCCATGATGCGCAATCAGCTGACTCCAGCACAATGGACCAAGTATCTAGTTTGGAAAAGAGATATCCTACTGTTTCTTGATGCCAAATTGCGACTGTCGGCCAAACACCCAGAATTTGATAGAACCGGTCAATTTGAAAAAGACATAATTGACACCAACGATTCTGCAAATGCCGAATTGAAAGCAACCGCAGCCTACATAGATCATATAGATCAAAACATCAAAGATGCCTGGGCACATGTGTATGTGCACTATCTTGGTGATCTGCGCGGTGGACAAATGCTAAAGAAAATGGTCAAATTTCCAATGAGTCATGTGGAATACACAGATGCTGAAGGCCTTGAAGCAATCATACGAGAACATGTCACCGATGATCTGGCTGCCGAAGCCAACAAAGGTTTTGAGCTTACTATGCAGGCCATGCAAGAGATCATGTCATGAGCAAGGTATGGAATACCATGCTGGAGTTACAGGCCAGTATAGAACAGCAACTGAATGCAGTTGGCCAACCAGTTGACGAAGGTCACACATTTGATTGGCCAAATCATGTATGGACTTCACCCACATTCAGACGAGCACACCTTGACGCAGTAGATGCACGTGACACCAAGGGTCTGTACATGTTGCACGTCACTGTGTTTCCGCACATTATTGATCCCAGTCCTATCTTTGGATTTGATATCATTTGCGGCGAAAGAAAAATCACAGGTTGCTTTCATGACTTCAGCGCCAGTGCTGACAAAGAACATGCAATGATGTCTTGGTTTCAAAACTATGCAAAGCAATTTGAGTGGCGTAAAGCTCGCGAACTGCCAGAATGGGCACGTCGCATATTCAGTTCAGGTATGATTGCCGCGGGCAATGTCAGTGATGAACTGGAAATAGATCAGATCCTACAGATTGTATCAACCACACTGCCTTGGTATCTAGAAAATGTAGGAAAAACAAGAGGTCAATGTGATCCTAGAGAAATATTAGAAGCGCAGAACTATTACTGTAACAATCAGCGACAAAATCCTCACACGCCTCGTGTGATGCAGAGCCTAGGATTTGATGAAGACACAGTTTATCGTTTTATAAACGACTGTCTGTTTCCCGATTTAGTATGAGTGCGGCAAACTTGTTGTGCCATATGATCAGCCTGCGTCGTTGAGTAGCACTGCTTTCTCTGTATACAGGATCTTCGGCTAGTGTTTGCATTATCTTGATGTCTTCCAAGCAACACCATCGAAGCAGTCGATTAAATTCTTGATCTTGACTCACGGCTTTTACAATAGGGTGTTCCCATTGATCCTTGTTGGCAAGATGTCTTGCTTCTAGATACCAGCGTTCTATCCAACTGATATTGTCTCGGTATGTTTTTTTCAACATGGGATTGATCAGTCTTTTGTCCCAGCAGTGGTATAAATCGGCGCCCTTTCGTACCACTGGAGATTTTGGAACTTTAGGAAATGGAATAATCACTGCTTCATTCACTGTCATGTTGATTCAACCATTTCTCCATGTTGACCAGCTTGCTCATAAAGCTACTGCTCTGAACCAATTGTTTGCTTTTGTGATGTAGTGGCTTTGGTTGTACGCCTAGAGGCAACCAACAGTATCCGTCGCTTTCGTGATCTAGCACAGGAAGGAATTCATGTTCAACCACAACACAAAAGGTATCGTATATAAATTTTTTGTCTTTGCTGACATATCTGTGTAGCGGGACTATTTTTTTCCATTCAGTCATGCCGGTTTCTTCTTGGCACTCTCTCAACAGTGTGTCTCTAGGACTTTCTTTGGGATTGCTACGGCCACCCCACAAACCCCAGGTACCGCTCCATTTTTCTTCTAGGCTACGAAGTTGCCAGCAGTATCTGCGTGTGTCTATTGCGTATATCAGCCCACCAGCGGCTCTGGTTATACCAGCAGGCGCCAGTACCCCGGTTGAAATATCCCCTCGTAACTCAGTATCCATTGTTCATCCATAAAAGCTAATTGTTGATTGCTTGCAACATTCAACACATATTCCACAGTGTTTGTAACACTGGCGTCAAAGCTGACTACCCATGCTGTTCCGTTGAATTCAATGATATCTTCAGGATCTGCAACTAAACCACCCCACTCGGGTATCTCAGCAGGCGACTGCACTACTATGTATCTCTGACCAGCTGCCGCCACGGGCAGGCCATTGCCTGGAGCAACACGAGTTGGATCAATCACTCCATCAATGGCTGATTTAGTATTTGCTGGCAAACTGTCTTGATCAACGTCTACTAGCAGTTTGTTTGGGTCAGTAGGATGTTCAGACAGCACTCCAATAAACTCTCCACCCCACACACCAGGGCGATCTTGTCTGTTCACACGAATCTGACTGATACCATCTCTGATACCACCAAATGCTTCCAAGAATGTGCTCCACAACAAAGGGTCTCCATCCACTGTAGACTGCAAATGTCTGGTCAACAACTGTAATTCTCCGTTGGACAATCGCACTGCACGTTCGGGATCTGTAACACTCTGCCACTTGGACTGAACATCACTGATGTAAGTATCATCCAGCAATTGATTCAGTTCATCAGCATCTCCAGCACGTATGGTATTGATAATGTTGGAGATCAACTGTTGCCGTTGTACCATTGCTGGAGGGTTGATAAAAATAGGCAAATTGAATATCAAACTGGCAACATCAAGAACATCATCTGTTCCGGTAGGAACCTGACGCACACTCCATACTGTGTTGATTAACTCAACAAAATTCATGCGACTCCAGTCAAACATGTTGTCGTTGTTGCGCAGGTCAAGACTGGGGTTGAACAACACAAGTATTTGTTCCAACAACTGTAATTTTTGATCTGTGTTGGATGTCCATACGTCTACCTGCACATTGAGATCATAAGGAACAGGCATGTGACGCTTGATAGAATATGTTTGTCCAATTTGATCTAAAAATTGACCTGTGGCAGCATCATATTGCTTTTCGTACACCTGCACTTGATCAGTATGGGTGGGGTTCAGGCGTCGTTCAGGCGATGGCAATAATTCGGTAATATACACAGCAATAAAAGGCACAGTGTTCATGGTATTGTCACTGTTGTTCTTTAAGATGTGTGCGGCCATACGATTGATGTCACCGTATCGAACAGGTACTTTTTGATAAATGTCTAGCCCATTTTCGTCCTTGCCCATCTTCACCGAAAAGCCAGCAAAGAATCTCATGAACTGCTGTAGGTAGCGTCTAACTTGCCGGTCGTAAAAATATTGCATTAGAAGTCTGTCCTTGGTTTAACTACTCCACTGATTGGTTGTCTTGTTGGATAGTTTTGTCCATCAAGATTTACGCCTTGTGTTTCGTT